AACTAGTACAAATAAAAAATGAACGCGAACTAGATAAAATGGTTAGAAGTTTTAAACCAGATCAAAAAGAAATAGCAGACATTGAAAAAGAACTAGAAGCCGCAATGGCCGAAGGTGATGTAAATGAATTAAACTTATTCAAACGCTCAGACAATGGCAGTATCAAAGAACAAGATCCAAATAAAATGAAAGTGTTGGATTGGATTGCAGATAGAGTAGATGGTAAAGAACATTTTTTAAGTTTTTATAGAAAAGGTGCCGCATGGAGTGGTAGACTATTGTTTATCAAACCAGATGCCGCTAAACAGTTTAGACAAAAAGTTGAAAACAATCCAGAACATGCAGATAGAATTAAAAAAGCATTAACAAGTATAGAAACAACATCTAAACTATTCACTAATTTAAAGATTGATCACCAAGTAAGACGAGCAAATTAATTATGGATATTGCAACTTTACAAAGACTTGCAGGTATACATGAGTATAAAGGCTATACTGAATACACACTAGAGGATATGAGTCAAACTGCTAGTGATCTAAAGAAAAAAGAAAAGAAATTAGGACTAAAGCCCGGCGATAAAGATTGGTTTAAGTTATGGTTCAGCCTACCTTACATGTCAGGTGCACCAAAAGGATTTAGAGGACGCAAATGAAGTTTAAAAGTATAAAAGATATTGAAAACTTTGTTCCTAAAAAAGGAAGTTTCAAACACACACTACGTAAGATTGAAGAAGATGGGCGTATTGTAAAAGGTGTTAACACTACAGCAGATGTAGGTACTGATGAAATTAAAGTACAAGCCGCAAAGTTTGGTAATACTGTAGACAAAGACGGAAGACCACCTACTTTAAGTAAAAAAGTAAGAGGATCTAGCACTAATGTACTGTTTAATTTAAAAGAACATGTAGAATCGGTTGACAAAACCGATGATGATGTGTTACAATACAGTATGTTAGAGGCAAAATTAGACGCAGTTGGGCAAACAAGCGAAATATACGTAGACATGGACGGTGTACTTGCAGACTTCTTTGGCGAGTGGGCTAAAGTAATGAAAGTAGATCATTATTCAAAAATAGATAATGTTGATATAAATGTTGCATTACAAAAAATACGTGATACTGATGACTTTTGGTTAAAGTTGCCAATGCTTCCACAAGCAAAACAACTGTTAGAACTAATTAAAAAAGTAAAAGGGTCGTATAATATTTGTAGTTCACCATTAGCAGATGATCCTAACTCAGAACCACACAAACGTGAATGGATTAAAAAGAATTTATCATTCTTTCCACCTAAAGAAGTTATTATTACAAGTAATAAACCAAAGTATGCTACACAACAAGACGGCACACCTAATATACTAATTGATGACTTTGGTAAAAATGTAAATGCTTGGGAAGCCGCAGGTGGTGAAGGTTTTAAATATAAAGATCATAAGTTTGAGCGTACAGCAAAAGAACTGCAACAGCATATGAACGAACCTGCAACTGAAGGTAAACACATACCTAATCCAAAGAATGCGTTTATTACAAAAGCAGATACTGCATACGACTTTGTTAAATTAGGTACTAATCTTGCAAATTTAAAAGCAATGCCAACAGGTAGTTCTAATGTTGATGAGCCAGATATTATGATTGCTCCATATGCAGGTAGAAAAGAAATGAAGTACTTGCAAAAAGAATTAAGACGTCTTGGATACAAAACGCAAGATGCAGATGGTTATCAAGATGCACACTATGATGATAAACCAACAGGCGGTAAAGCACCTCCACAAATAAAAAACGAAGGTAGACTAGGTAAACTAAAACTTAGTAAACTACGTCCAGTACAAAAGAAGCGTAAGTTTAGCAAATTGTTTAATCAACTAAAGCGTATAGGTGAAGATACTATGTCGCCTATTACAGTTGACAAACACGGACATATTGTAAACGGACATCATCGTTACGATGCTCTACGTTTAATGGGTGAAGAGTATGCAACTGTAAGAATGTTAGATGTACACGTTAGTGAAACATTAGATGAAAACTTTGCCGACGGTAAAAAAAAGGGCAAAAGTAAACCAGGTAGAGTAAAAAAGTCTGGTGCTAGTTGCAATGGATCAGTAACATCATTACGCACAAAAGCAAAAAAGTATAGCGGCGAAAAGGCTAAAATGTATCATTGGTGTGCCAATATGAAGTCCGGTCGCAAGAAATCAAAGTAAATATAGCAAAGGAGCACCGATGCTAGAATACTTTTTATTACCTAATCTTACAATAGATAAACAGTTTTTTACAAACAAAGTTATAAAACAAAGTGAATCTTGGGGACATTTTGGAACCGGACGCTTTAAGTTTTACTCTGGAATGCCTGATGATGAAACGTTAGACTATCTTGATAATACTTTTAAAAATGCAGGCGATATTGTTAGCAAAATACTCTTTAATAAAGTAAAGGCTAATAATATTATAGGTCCTCATACCGATTACGGTCGTGGGTGTACAATTAATATTCCTATTTGTGGCGATTTTGAAAATAGTAGTTTAGATTCTTACGAGTTGTCTGGTCCTGTAACTGTTGTTAGTCCTGATGAAGATATAGAAGAACAAGAAGAAAGTAGATTCTATCCACACAGCGAAATAGATGCACAAATTAATTATACTGTACCTATTTGTTTTGATACTAGAGTACCGCATGGAGTAACTAATCAAACTAAAGAAGATAGATTTATATTAGGTATTACATTCCATGATAAGTTTGACGTGAAAAATATTAAAGAAATGTATGAAAACGGAGAATTATTAGTATGATAATTAACGGAGTATATACACAACCTAATGCTTACGAAAACGGACTATGGGTAACTTTAATGTGTCCGCATAAATACACTGTAGAGACTAAATTAATTGTTGAAGACTCCAATAGTACTCAACAACGTAAACAAGTAGGCATATTTGCGCCTATAACGGAGAATACAAATGAAGGCTAAAGAGTTTATGAAAGAAACTACGTCAGCAGGCGGAGTAGCGGCTGTGGCAATGCCGTTGGGTGCTGTACAAAAGCGTAACCCTAAAAAGAAAAACAAAACTACAAAAGAAAGTGGATTACAATACTATACTGGTGTTAAAAAGCATGGTAAAGAGTATATGAAAAAAGCGGCACAAGCAGGTCGTGACGGTGCTAGTCAAGAAGAATTAGGTCGTTTAAAAGACAAATATAGTAAAGCCACTAAGAAAGAAAGTAGATAAATACTACTGTAATTCGGAGCAAGAACAATGAATAAGAAAGACTTAACAGAAGGCCTAGCAGAACTAGCAGGTGTAGCAGAACGTGACCATGAAGTACAAATGGCTCGTGCAGATTTATATAAAATAGCAAAGTATGCAATTAAACTACACGAAATGTTAAAAAGTGTTTCAGAAGCAGAAGGCATTGAAGGTTGGAAACAATCAAAAATTACTAAAGCCGCAGACTATATGGGGTCAGTATATCATGCTATGGATTATGACAACAAGTTTGAAGGTGTAGAAGTAACCGAATCACAAAGAGATACACACTGTTCAGACAAGTGTTGTGGTGCAGATGTTAAAAGAGAAGATTGTACATGTGCTCCAACTTGTAAACATTGTAACTGTAACGATACTAGTATTCCAGAAGGCAAATCACCACATAAAAAAGGTACTGCAAAGTACAAAAAGCATATGGCGGCAAAACATGCTAATATGGCTGAAGGTCCGTTTAAAGGCATCGGCAAACAGATGATGAAAAGAAAACTTGACAAACAATATAAAAAATCAGACCTTGCAAATTTCGATAAGTCAGGAATAGACACAAGCGGAAAGACGCCTGATGAGATTGGGCAAATGAAGTCAGATTACTATCATGACCATATGGACAAGGCGGCTAGAGCAAAAAAAGCCAGCAACCGTTTATCAAGAAAGAACGAATCTTACAAAGAATACCTTGCTAACAGATTAAACGAAGCAGTAGCAGAACTAGAAGAAACTGCTAGTACATGTCCTGAATGTGGTAATCTAAAAGCCACAGAAGATCAATTTGACGAAGCCAAACAACGCTTAGATCCAAAATGTTGGAAGGGTAAAAAGATTGGAAGCCCTAAAACTAAGATGAAGGGCGGAGTTAGAGTCAACAACTGCGTACCAGCATAACCAATAATCAAACAAAACACTTGACAATCGCCTAAATACACTGTATAATAATAGCAATTATACATTTTACTAGGAGGTAAATTATGAGTTCACGTACCTACGGTGCTGAAGAAAAAGCAAAACTAGAACGTCTTGTTAATGAAGGTGTTACAGTATTGCAAGAAGTAGAAGATTTAAACGCTGGCCTAAAAGAAACAGTTAAGGCTGTTGCAGAAGAATTAGATATTAAACCAAGTCTTATTAATAAAGCAATTAAAATTGCACAAAAGGGCGAATGGCATAAAGTTGCAGATGAGTTTGATGATTTAGAAACCCTTGTTGCTACAGTTGGACGAGACAAATTGTAGTGCAGAAAATTAAAGACTTCTGGATCAATAGTTACAAAAGTGATCATATAGCATTTTATTTTGAATTAGTTAGTTTTATTTTTACAGTTGGTGCAAGTTTGACTTTGGCATTAACTGCAAGAGATCCTAACATGTTAATTGTATACCCAGCATTTTTTGTTGGTAGTACTACACAATGCTATGCATCGTATCGAAGAGGCGCGGCCTGGGTAATGTTATTAACAGGCTGGTTTGTATGTGTTAATGTATTTGGATATGGAGTTGCGGCACTATGGTGGTAAAACCTTATCAACCATTAGCATGGTTTAGTACTGCTTGTTTATTAGTAGCGGCAACTATGGCCGCATTTAATTTATATCCTTACTATATCTATGCATTTATTGCTAGTAATACTCTTTGGGTATTAATTGGATTACTTTGGAAAGAACGTAGTCTTGTTGTCCTTAACGCAGGACTTACAGTTATATATATTGTGGGATTATTATTTTGAAAATATTAGTTGCTGGTGATAGTTTTGCGGCCGAATGGCCTGGATATAATAGTTGGGTTAGACTATTAGCAAATAACTATGATGTAACTAATGTTGCTCAAGCAGGTTGTAGTGAGTATAAAATACTTAAACAAATACAAAATGCAAATTTAGACGATTACAAAGTAGTAATAGTTAGTCATACTAGTTTAAGTAGAGTACATACACCTAATCATCCTTTGCACAAACAAGGCTTACATAAAGACTGTGATTTATTATATAACGATATAGATAGACTTAGTCTGTTTAATCCTAGTTTATCAGCCGCAAAGGGATATTTTAAATATCATTATGACGATCATTATTACCAAACAATATATAGTTTACTAAGAAAAGAGATTAACAATTTACTAAGTGATAAAATTTATCTAAGTATGTCACATATAGAAGTAGCAAAACTTTTTATATACGAAGATAATCATTTAGACTTTAGTGAATTTTGGCAAGCACACAAAGGCTCAGAAAACCATTATAACATTACAGGCAACCAAAAAATATATGATATTGTTGTTGACAAAATCAACAAATTATGCTAATATAGTAATAATAAGAAACGCCCAAGAGGCATGAAGAAGGTCCGTTGGCCATAAGCAACGAGGAGAATATAATTGAGTTACGTAGACGCACTATTTGATCGCAGTTCTGATATTATTAGGACAGTCGAACGCAAAGATGGAAAAAGACATTTCCATGAATTTCAAGCGAAATATACATTTTATTACAAAGACCCTAGAGGCAAATACAAAAGTGTTTATGGAGATCCACTAACACGTATTGTATGTAAAAATACAAAAGACTTTCGTAAAGAAGTTGCTATTAACAAAGGCAAAGATTTATTTGAAAGTGACATTAATCCTATCTTCCAATGTTTAAGTGAGAACTATCTCAATCAAGATGCTCCTAAACTAAACATTGCATTCTTTGATATTGAGACTGACTTTGATCCAGAGCGTGGCTTTGCTGATCCAAGTGATCCTTTTATGCCTATTACAAGTATAAGTGTATACTTACAATGGATGGAAACAATGATATGTTTAGCAGTTCCACCTAAGACACTTACAATGGATCAAGCAAAGAAAACACTTGAAGGCATTGAAAATGTAATGCTATTTGAAAAAGAAGGTCAAATGATTGACACTTTCTTAACACTAATTGAAGACGCTGATATTTTGTCAGGTTGGAACAGTGAAGGTTATGATATCCCGTATACTGTAAACAGAACAAGTCGTGTACTAAGCAAAGATGACACACGTAGATTCTGTTTGTGGGGACAACTTCCTAAGAAAAGAGAATATGAAAAGTATGGTAAAACAGCAGAAACCTATGACCTAATAGGTAGAGTACATCTAGATAGTTTAAATTTATATCGTAAATATACGTATGAAGAACGACACAGTTACAGACTTGATGCTATTGGCGAAATTGAAGTTGGAGAAAACAAAGTTCCATATGAAGGTACTTTGGACCAACTGTACAACAATGACTTTAGAAAGTTCATTGAATACAACATTCAAGATACCGCACTACTGGACAAGTTGGACAAAAAACTAAGGTTTATTGATCTTAGTAACGAACTTGCTCATGCAAATACTGTTTTGCTACAGACCACTATGGGTGCTGTTGCAGTTACAGAACAGGCTATTGTTAATGAAGCACATCACAGAGGACTACAAGTTCCTAATCGTAAAAGATATGATGACGAAAGTACACAGGCGGCAGGTGCTTATGTAGCATTTCCAAAGAAAGGCTTGCACAAGTGGATTGGATCGATGGACTTGAACAGTCTGTATCCTAGTGTTATTAGAGCCCTTAATATGGCGCCTGAAACAATTATAGGGCAAATACGTCCGGAGATAAGCGAAGCCCGTGTACACGAAGATATGACGCTTAAAAAGAAGAGTTTTGCGGGGTCTTGGGAAGGACGCTTTAGTACAGAAGAATATGAAGCGGTTATGGAGCAAAAGCGTGATGTTTCGTTAACTGTTGATTTTGAAAACGGACAAACTGAAGTATTCAGTGGTGCAGAACTTTACAAGATTATTTTTGACAGCAACAATCCTTGGATGCTTAGTAGTAATGGTACAATCTTTACAACAGAGTTTGAAGGTGTTATTCCAGGTATCTTAAAACGTTGGTACAGTGAACGTAAAGAACTACAAGCACAACTTAAAAAAGCAAAAGACGCAGGCAATGCTATTGAAATTGAGTATTGGGATAAAAGACAACTTGTTAAAAAGATTAACCTAAACAGTTTATATGGTGCTATTCTTAATCCTGGTTGTAGATTTTTTGATAAACGTATTGGACAGTCGACTACACTAACTGGTAGAACTATTGTTAAGCACATGAGTGCAGAAGTAAACAAAGTTATTACAGGCAAATATGATCATGTAGGCGAAGCAATGATATATGGCGATACTGACTCTTGTTACTTTAGCGGATATCCTATTCTTAAAGAGCAAATTGATGCAGGACAACTGCCTTGGGATAAAGATAATGTAATTAAACTTTATGACCAAGTATGTGAAGCGGCAAATGAAACATTTCCTAAATTTATGATGGATGCTTTTCATTGTCCTAAGAGTAGATCAGATGTTATTGCGGCGGCTAGAGAGATTGTTGCAAAAAGTGGATTGTATATTACAAAGAAACGTTATGCGGCACTTGTATATGATATTGAAGGCTTTAGAAGCGACACAGATGGTAAGCCAGGTAAAGTAAAAGCAATGGGCTTAGACTTGCGTAGATCAGATACACCTGTGTTCATGCAAGAGTTTTTAAGTGAACTACTGCTTATGGTACTTACTGATATTCCACAAGAAGATGTACTACAACGTATTACAGAATTCCGTAAAGAGTTTAGTGAACGTCCTGGTTGGGAGAAAGGTTCGCCTAAACGTGCAAACAAGATTGGACACTATCAACGACTAGAAGAAAAACAAGGTAAAGCAAACATGCCCGGACACGTTCGAGCAAGTATCAATTGGAATACGCTGAAGCGTATGAATGGCGACAAGTATTCACAAGAGATTGTTGATGGTATGAAAGTTATTGTTTGCAAACTAAAACAGAATCCGCTAGGCTATACAAGTGTTGCATATCCTACAGATGAATTACGTATTCCGGATTGGTTCAAAGAACTTCCGTTTGATGATGCGGCAATGGCAGAAACTATTATTGATAATAAACTAGACAACTTGATTGGTGTGCTTAACTATCCGCTAGAAGATACAAAACAAAACACTACATTTGGAAGTCTATTTGAGTTTGGAGATTAATGAAATTGAGTGAAGAACAAAAACTGATTTTGATTACGGACTTTATTGAACAGAAGTTACGTAAAGAAAAAGAACTTGAGTTCTATATGAAAGAACTTGTTGAACTTGAACGCAAGATTGGATACTTACGTAATGAAGTTGATCTTACTAATACAATTATTAGCATGATTAAAGGAGAATCCATGCGTGATATCAGAGAAGAATTTCTTCAAAGATATGATAACCAATTATTAAAAAAGGATGAGGAATGAAAGTAGGATTTACTTGTAGTACCTTTGACTTATTACACGCTGGACATTTAATTATGTTGCGTGAAGCAAAAGAACAATGTGATTATCTTATATGTGGATTACAAGTTGATCCTAGTGTAGACAGAGCAGAAAAGAACGCACCAGTACAAACAGTAGTAGAGCGTTATACACAACTAAAAGGTGTTGAATATGTAGATGAAATTATTCCATACGGCACTGAAGAAGACCTCGAAGACATCCTTAGTATGTATCCAATTGATGTACGTATACTAGGTGAAGAATATCGAGACAAAGACTTTACAGGCAAAGACATTTGTCGTAAACGTGATATTGATTTACACTTTAATAAACGTGACCATCGTTTTAGTTCAAGTGATTTACGGAGAAGAGTTTGTGAATAAATTTATATTTGATGTAGACGGAACACTTACACCAAGTCGTGGGAAAATTGATTTAGAATTTAAAATGTTCTTTAATACATTTTGTTTGACTAATGATGTATATCTTGTTACAGGTAGTGATAAACCTAAAACTGTAGAACAAATAAGTGAAGCAACATACAATCTAGCAAAACGTGTTTACAACTGTTCAGGCTGTGAAGTTTGGGAAGGCAATAAACAAGTTAAAGTTGATAATTGGAAAATTCCTAGGCATGTTAAGGCTTGGTTAGAAGATAAACTAGAAGAAAGTACATTTCCTTTACGCACAGGTCTACATATTGAAGAACGATCAGGCATGGTAAACTTTAGTGTTGTAGGACGTAATGCAACAATGGGAGAACGCAAACTATATGTAAAGCATGATACAGAACACAACGAACGCAATCTAATTGCTGACTTGTTTAATAAAGAGTTTAAAGATTTAATTGCAAGACCAGGTGGAGAAACAGGTATTGATATCTCGCCTACAGGTTCAGACAAAAGTCAAATCATTTACGACTTTGATGAGAACGATATGTTACACTTTTATGGAGACCGAATGGACCTGCAAGGTAACGACTATCCTTTGAAAAAAGTATTATGGCAAAGAGGAAACAGTTCAACACATCAAGTAAACGATTGGAAAGATACCTGGGAGTTACTTAAATGCATATAATGCTAACAGGTCATAGAGGTTACATTGGTAGTCATCTATTACGCAGACTTAAAAAGAATCATAGTATTGTCGGATTTGATTTACAAGACGGACAAGACTTATACGACATCGACCTTAAAGAAGAATTTGATTTAATCATACATCTAGCAGGCAAAAGTGGAGTACGTGAAAGTATTAACGATCCTGCAGGATACTGGCGTAATAATGTAGAAGTAAGTAAACGTTTATTTGCACGTTATCCTGAAACAAGGATATTGTATGCTAGTAGTTCAAGTGCATATGAACCTGACTTGAATCCTTATGCCGCTAGTAAGTATGTTGTTGAAGAAGCCGCAGAAAGAAACGTTGATACATTAGGTATGCGTTTTCATACAGTGTACGATCATAACCCACGTAAAGGTATGTTCTTACAAAAACTAATTGACGGAGAACTAGAATACGTAACAACTCATTACAGAGACTTTATACACATTGAAGATTTATGTGATGCTATTGAGTTATTGATAAAAAGTAAGTATTCTGGTACTGTTGACATAGGCTCAGGTAAGCCATACAAAGTTCAAGACTTTGCAGATCATTTACCTATCCGCCTAAATACCCCATATGAAAGACAATGGACTTGTGCAAATATGGAAAGAATGAAGCGTTTAGGATTTAAACCTAAATATGATATAGAAAAAGTCTTGACAAACAAGCCAAAAGATAATATAATAAAACTTGAAATAGGAGAAACTACATGAAAGACATTCTACAAGATGTTGTCGCACACACACATAACTTAGGTTTTCTAAGCCTAGTAAAAGTAAGTAACGACCAAGGTACTGCGATTGATGCAATGGCTGAAGATAGATCAGTTATTTTGTCCGCAAGTACACATTCACCAGTTGGTGAATTTGAAGGTACATTTGGTATGCCTAACTTAGATAAACTAAGTTTACATTTAAAAAATCCAGAGTATCAAAAAGACGCAAAGATTGATGTTGTAAAAGCAGATCGCAACGGCGAAGTTATTCCAACACATATTCACTTTGAAAATACAGCAGGTGATTTTGAAAATGATTATCGCTTTATGAATAAAGCAATTATTGAAGAAAAATTAAAAACTGTTAAGTTCAAAGGTGCAACATGGGCAGTAACATTCCAACCAAGTATGGCAAGTATTGCACGTATGAAGTTACAAAGTGCGGCACATTCAGAAGAGCCTACATTTAATGTAATGACTAAATCCGGTAACTTAGTTTTTAGTTTTGGTGATGCAAGTACACACGCAGGTGAGTTTGTATTCCAACACGGAGTTGAAGGTACATTAGCACACACTTGGAGTTGGCCTGTAGCACAAGTACAAGCAATTCTAAACTTAGATGGTGAACTGACTATGAGCATTTCAGATCAAGGTGCTATGATGATTACTGTTGATAGCGGTATGGCAAAATACGATTACATTTTACCAGCCCAAAGTAAATAGGAGTTTTATGACAGATGATAGATCAGAAGATGCAACATACGAAAACGAAAATAGTACGGTAACGATAACTTTGAGAGAATACGATAAGTTACGTGAGCGTCAATC